CGCTCTACACTGTTCCGGCAGCTACTAGCACGGTGGTTTCTACGTTGACTGGGTGTAATCTGGCTGCGGTTACGGACTCGTTTCGTATAGCGGTTCGACCTGCCGGTGCGACTTTGGCGAATCAGCATTACATTGCGTTTGATACTCCGATTCCGGCGAATGATTCTGTCAATATCACTGCTGGCATTAGCCTTGCTGCGACAGATGTAGTTACCGTCTATGCGGGTACTGCGAACTTGACGTTTACAGTGTTTGGAGCGGAGATTACTTAATGTCAACTCGTAGGCTTTCAAAGCAGTTGAATAGTTCCTTGACCTGCAACCCTGCTGGCGTGATATTTGTAGGTGCTTCATACGTCTTCACTAACACTATGGCTGCGACGGCTGGAACTATTACAACAATGCCAGCCCACCAAGCCGGTGATTTGATTGTGGTATTTGCCCGAGTTAACGGAAACTCCGCTGTTCCGGCAACACCATCAGCTTCAGGCACCGTTCCTGCTTGGACGACAATCGTTTCCAGCGTAAGCGGATACGGTAGCAACAAAACAAGCTACGCTATTGCTACTGCTAGCACCACCACAACAGGTATTTGGACTTCCGCTAATGCACTGATGGTGGCCGTTTTTCGTAGAGCGTTAAGCCCATTCATTGCAAACGCCGCAGCGTCGGCAACTGCGTTTACGTCTACCTCTGCGCCGATCATTGCACTTTCCAAAACAAATGGAACTTCCGCACTGGTGCATTTTTATGGTTTTGGCGACGGGGCAAACACTGTTACTTCTATCAATGCGGCCCCGCAGGGATACACGCAGCGCATAAATGCGATAAGCGGTAACCAGGGGCTTGTTATGTTGACCAAGAACACTACGGACAGTGTTGGGTATTCGGTTCAGACGGGAACAATTGCCGCCTACCAGGGAAGTTGTTCCTTTGAAGTGCTTGCATCGTAAATGACTTACTAGGGGGTGTGCCTTGGAGGTTTGTGGGTACACCTTCGATAGCGTCGAGTGCGCCAGCACAGGCGATCATTTGTGTGTGCCTCGCGCGGATCACGCCCAGGCGTTCTTTGAAGAGTGCTTGGTTCATACAAAGGGCCGTTATGCGCGGCGCAAGTTTGTGTTGGCTGATTGGCAGCGAGATGACATCATTCGCCCGTTGTTCGGCACGGTTCGATGGTCGGAAGAGTCCGAGGAATACAAACGGGCCTTTGAAGTCTGCTGGATAGAGCTTGCCAGGAAAAACGGCAAGAGTGAGCTTCTGGCCGGCATCATGTTGTATCTGCTTGTCGCTGACAACGAGGAATCTGCGGAGATTTACGGTGTGGCCCGTGACCGCAATCAGGCTTCGCTTGCTTTTGATGTGGCGGCGCAGATGGTTCGGTTCTCTCCCGCGTTGGCGAAACGCCTGAAAGTCACAGACTATAAGAAACGTATCTATGACACTAAGACGAACAGTTTCTATTCGGTGATCGCGGCTGATGCACAGTCTGCGTTGGGTTCTAACCCTTCGGGTGTTGGGGCTGACGAGATTTTGGCGTGGCGTGGCCGCGAGATGTGGGATTCGCTTCGCACTGGTATGGGTTCTGGTGCGCGCCGCCAGCCGATGATGGTTGCTTGCACTACTGCGGGTAACGATATGGAAGGTTTCGCCGGCCAGATGCATCAGGAGATGCAGCGGATCGCTGACGATCCTTCGCGCTCTCCGCACACGTTTGTGTATCTGCGAAATACGCCTATGGACGCAGACCCTTTTGATGAGAGTCACTGGTCGCATGCGAACCCGGCGTTGGGCGATTTCCTTCGCATTGAGGCGATGCGCGAGCAGGCTTTAGAGGCCCGTAACAATCCGCTGGCCGAGATGGGGTTTCGTCAGTTTCGTTTGAATCAGTGGCAGGTTTCGACGGTTCGTTGGATGCGTATGGATTTGTGGGATCAGTCGGCCGGCACGATCTTCAAGTCGAATCGTGACGCTTTGGATGCGTTCGCCGGCCGCGAGTGCTGGTTCGGGCTTGACCTCGCGGCGCGCATGGACTTGACCTCTCTGTGCTACCTGTTCCCTAACACCGATGGTTCGGTGGATGTGGTGTGGCGGCATTGGGCACCCGAGGCCGCTGTCGCGAAGCTCGACAAGCTCACTAACGGTAAGGCGACACAGTTCGTTAAGGATGGCTGGTTGACGGTCACTGAGGGCGATGTGCTGGATTTTCAGCGGGTGTATGCCGATATTGCTAAGGATGCTCAACGGTTTGTGTTCCTGGGCGGTGACGCCGATCAGTGGTCGAGTGATCCGGTGATTCAGGAGATTGAGGCTCGGACGTATGTGAGTGAGATTTTCGCGTACAAGAATGATTTCTCTCATATGTCGGATGGTATGCACAGGATTTTTGAGATGGTGGTCGGCGGTAGGTTTCTGCATCACGGGAATCCGTTGGCGCGTTGGTGTTTTGACTCTTGCGAGGCGAGGGTTGCTAGCTATGACCCTAATTTGATTCGACCGGACAAACCGGATCGCAATGTTGCGTCGAAGCGTATTGATGCTGTCCCGTCTGCGGTGATGGCTGTGAACGCTTGGGTTACTCGCGGTAGCGACCTTGAGTCGGTTTACGAAACCGAGGACATTCTGATCCTCTAAGGAAGGCTCATGCGTAAAAAGGACTTATTGAAGGGGTATGTGGGTAGTCGGTTGCATGTGACTCCGACTACTGGCCCCGCCTTTACTGGTGTGTTGACCGCCGTTGCCGATGCGAACCTTGCGTTTACGGATGTGGTGGTGGTGTCGAGCGGCGAATCTGCCGCCGGCCATTTGCTGATCGGACGGGACAACATTGCCTATCTACAGGTGTTGGTGACTGATGCTGCTCACTAACGGCATTACGGTCGCTCCGCAGGCTCTTGCGGAGTTGGCCCCACAGATTTCAAGCTCCTACTACTACCCTGAGACTCTCGGGTTGGAGTTGGAAAAAAAGTTCGCCCTGTATGGGGAGATTTATTCTCAGCAGCCGTGGGTTCGCACTGTGATTGATAAGCGTGCGAATGCTGTTGCCCGTCTGCCTGTCCAGGTGTGGGACATTGATGGTGAGACTCGCAAGATGGATACTCGTTCGCAGTATTCGCGTTTGATCTCTGATCCTTGCGAGTACATGGACAACTACAGTTTTTGGCAGTGGATTCAGACCACTATCGACATTTATGGTGAGACTTACCTGGCGTTGGTGAAGGACGGCAATGGTATGCCGGTGTCGATGATGCCGATGCATCCGACGCGGGTGGCGGTGAAGCGTAATCCGCAGGGCGGCAGGTACGAGTATTTCTTCCAGGCCGGCTCCGGTGTTGGCACTGAGCTTGTGCATTTCCAGCAAGAGGATGTTGTTCCGTTCAAGTTGTTTAATCCTCGTAAACTTGAGCGCGGTTTGTCGCGGCTGGAATCGTTGCGTTCGACGTTGTTCTCGGAGGATTCCAGCCGGAACGCTACTGCGTCGATGTGGGCGAATTCTGGTCGGCCTAACATTGTGATGTCTACGGAGAAGAAGTTGGGGCCGGATGGCCGTAAACGTCTTATTGAGGCGTTCAATCAGGCTCATCAGGGTTCGGGGAATGCCGGTAAGACTCTTGTCCTTGAGGATGGGGTGTCTGCGACTCAGTTCCAGTTGACTGCTACGGATATGCAGTTCGTTGAGGGCCGGAAGTTGAATCAGGTCGAGGTGTGCGGCGTGTTCGATATTGCTCCGACGCTGGTCGGAATCCTTGATCATGCAACGTATTCCAATGTTTCTGAGCAGATCAGAGGTTTCTACCGGGATTCCATGAGTGGGCCGTTGCAGTTTGTTGAGTCTGTGTTTAACAAGCATGTGGGTTCGTATTGGCGGCGTAAGAATGAGATGCGTTTCGCTCTTGATGAGGTTATGCGCGGCGATCCTGAGATGCGCGGCGAGACTGTTCAGAAGGCTGTGAACTCTGGTGTGATGACGCCGAATGAGGGCCGCGATTTTATGGGCTTGAATCGGTCGGATAATCCTTTGGCCGATAATTTGTTCGCTAACTCTGCGTTGCAGGAGTTGGGTTCGCCGTCTGAGAGGATCACGTTGGCGGGTCAGGTTGCGGGTGAGACACCGGATCATGTTGCTGTTGCTGCGCCGGCCGCTACGCCGGTCGCTTCGCACGACAACAGTCCTCCGACGAGCATTCCTGCGGTGAAACCGCCGAGGGCTTTGGCCGCGGTTGCGCCATCGAAGCATTTACGGGCGATCAAAGGCGAGCTTGGTCGAGGACGTTCGCAAGACGAAATTAAACGGTTTGCGTTGAGTTTGGCTGACAAGGCTAGTGACGCGCAAGAATTGTTGGACATCTTGAGTGCCGTGGAGATGGCTCTCGGTGAGCATGCCAGGAAGGTTATGTAATGAACATTGAACTTAAGCAGGTAGTCGCTACCGTTGAGTCTGACATTGAAGAGAGTGAAGAGTTTCCGTATGGCGGTTTCGTCGCGGTGGCTTCGACTCCTTCGGTGGATCGTGATGGCGATAAGTTGGAGAGCAACGAGTGGATCACTCCGCTGCCTGACCACATCACGATTGATATTGACCATGAGATGAGTGTGCGTGGCACGGTGGGTTCTGCTCGCCCGTATTTCAGCGATGACGGCCAGTTGATGATTGAGGCCCGGTTCGCTTCTACGGCGCAGGCCCAGGAGACTCGCACGTTGATCCGCGAGGGGCATGTTCGTACGGTGTCTGTCGCGTTTCTGACTGATAAGTCGAAGAAGTCGGGTGAGCCTCGCCGCGAGCTATTGAACGTGGGCATTGTGGCGATCCCGTCGAATCGTGACGCCATGATTTTGTCATCCAAGACGCCGGCAATCAAAGATTGTCAGTGCTGGGATGGTTATGAGCGGGTGCCCGGTACTGCGCCGTGCGCTCCTGGTTCGTGCCGCAAGTGTGACGCCGCTTCTAAGATGGCTGACAT